TCCCATCATGGATGTACCAGCTGACATCTTGAACTTCGTCAAGCGGCTTTTCTTTTTCTGCTACGATCTTCAGACTGGCATCAAGAAGACGTACTTTAATGACGTTCATTCTAGTTCTCCTCTGTTGCAATACGTCTAACATAAGCGCGCTTTCGACTTGATGCAAGTGAAAAATACCGGCCTTAGGAAAATTGATGGTTTCTTTGAATCCTTTTCGCTGGTTTAAGAACGAGACAAAAGCGAGTGCTGTCGGTCCGCTAGTCTCTGCTTGGAGCGTAGGCCAGCCGCAGTGGACGCCTCGGGACTATGAGAACCTCGCCAAAGAGTCATACGTCGAGAATGCGATTGCTTTTCGATGCGTTGCAATGATCGCTCAGTCCGGTGCTGCTATTCCCTTGCTTCTGCACGATGCGAAAGGCAAGGAACTGGAAACGCATCCGGCGATTGATCTGCTTGCAAGACCCGCGCCGGGCTATACACAGACGTGGCTCTTTGAATCGCTGCTTACGTACTTGCAGCTTGCTGGCAATAGCTACGTCGAGGCTGTGGGCCCGCTAAGCCCCAACAGGCCGCCCAAAGAACTGTGGTCACAACGGCCCGATCGCATGCGCGTGATTCCTGGCGCAAAAGGTCTTCCTGAAGGGTACGAATATAGCGTCAACGGGCAGACAAAGAGGTGGGAAGTTGATCCCATTACAGGCGCTTCGGACATTCTTCATATCAGGCGCTTCCATCCGTTGAACGATTGGTATGGTCTTTCCAGTACTGAACCGGCTGCTTACGCTATCGATCGTCACAACGAAGCTGGCGCGCACAACATGGCGGTGCTTCAAAATGGAGCGACTCCGTCTGGCGCGCTTATCTTTAAGCCTGTTCATGTTGATGGGGAAGACGTAACCGCTGATCAAGCATTGATCGATCTCGCTTCTAAGAAGCTTGATGAAAAGTACAGTGGTGCTCGTAATGCAGGTCGGCCTATGGTCCTTGGCGGAAACGTTGGATGGGAACAGTTTGGTTTTTCTATGGAGGAACTCCAGTTAGTCGAATCCAAGCTTGACGCGGCTCGTGACATCTGTATCGCTTACGGCGTGCCTATCGAACTTCTCCTGCCTGGGCAATCGACGTTCAACAACAAGCGCGAAGCGAAGCTAGCGTTCTACGAAGAGACTGTTCTTCCAACGCATCAGATCGTTCTTGATCACTTGAATAATTGGCTTTTGCCACGTTTTGGTGAAGGCCTCACGTTCGTTCCCAATCTGGACGAGATCGAAGCGCTTGCGTTGCGGCGTGAGATGCGCCAGGAGCAGACTACTAAGCTTTGGGAAGCCGGGCTGATTCTTCGTGATGAAGCTCGTGAAGCTATGCAGTTCGAGCCAAGACCTGACCTGCCGCAACGCAAGATTGATGCGGCTGTCTTGACCGCTCTGGTCAACGCGACTACTAAAGAATCGGCGATGTACGAGCCGCTCTACAATTACCTCGTTGGAGTCGGGCTCATCAGCAAGGGACCTGATGGTAACGTCATCCCGTTTGAGGACTGGCTCTTGACCGCTGACTCTTTGCAACCCCCGCCTGATCAGCAGTCTCAAATTGACGCACTGCCGCCACAGACACAAGGACAGAACCAATGAGTCTTAAGATCGAGGACCTCATGACGTTGAAGGTCTCGTTTGAGCTCGATGGCAAGCCTGCCTACTGTAACATTCAACTTCCCTTATCACTTCTTGAAGTCAAGTCGGCGAACTTTGACTTGGCTGAGTTGGTTCGACAGAAGGTTGATAAGGTTGCCAGCCGACTCTCTAAAGAGGAACCAAAGTCATGAGCAAACTTGAGCTTAAGGATGGCCAGTTCAAGGGTAACTTGGGCCATGTGCTAGAGCTTGACACCAAGCAGGTTACAGAGACTGGTGAGTTCGAAGGCTATGCCAGCACCTGGGGCAACGTCGATCTTGGCGGCGACATCATGCGCGCTGGAGCATTCGATGAGAGCTTGCGCACACGGCCCACGGACAAAGTGAAGATGCTGTGGCAACACGATACGCATCTGCCTATCGGCAAGTGGTTGCAGTTTTCTTCTGATAATAAAGGTCTTTATGCTCGCGGGCAGCTCCTTCTCGATACCAACGGTGGTAAAGAGACCTATGCCTTTATGAAGGCAGGCGCAATCGACGGTTTGTCGGTCGGCTACAGGACCATTGAGTCCGAATATGACAGTCAGAACGATATTCGCACAATTACCAAAGCTAATCTTATGGAAGTTTCCGTGGTCACGTTCCCGATGAACGAAATGGCTACGGTCAGTTCCGTAAAGCAGTACGAATTTAATCCGCGCATGGCTGAAAAGGCTTTGCGCGATGCTGGTTTTTCTTCAAGCGATGCCGTGAAGGCTATTGCAATCATGAAGAAATATCTTCAGTGTGAAACTGAAGAAGATATGTCGTCCTCCGCTCGTGATGAGTCTGAGGCGATGCTGAGACTGCTCGAAGCCGTGAAGGCTACTAAGCTAGTTCTCTCTTCGTAACTCATCAACAAGGAAATCTGTGATGAACCACGTGATGAACCGGCATATCGTGCCGGCCCGCGCCGTGGGTCCCCTTGAGACCAAGGACGACAACGGCAATTCGACTAAGGTGTTGGAGGAAGTCCAGCGCCAGGTCAAGTCGTTTGGTGAGGATACCAAGCGCCTGACTGAGTCGATCCAGAAGGACCTTTCTGACGTCCGCAAGCTGGCTGAGGAAGCCAAGGGTGCGGCCGAACGTCCTGAGGTCAAGGCCCAGATCGATGCTTTGACTACTTCGGTTAACGAGAAGCATGTTGCTCTCGAGGAGCTCTTTAAGAAGAGCGAGGAACGTCAGAATGCGATCGAGACCGCCTTTAGGCGTTCGCCGACTGACACCAAAACTGAACAGGATCTGGTCAAGGACGCGATCGCCTTCTACGAGGCTAAGGCTGCGGCAAGCGGCAATCTTGCTTGGCGCAATCGTCCGCGCGCGGACAATATTGACCTCGAGGGCTATAAGGCCTGGGACGCTGCTTTTCCGACCTACCTTCGTGTCAACGATGACCGAGAGGTTGAGTCCAAAGCGCTGTCTGCTGGCTCGAACCCGAACGGCGGCTATCTGATGCCGATGGCGACGTCCAATCGTGTTGTTACCAAGATCTTTGAGAGTTCGCCTATTCGCCAGCTCGCTACGATCGAGACCATCGGTACCGACACCCTGGAAATCCCGATCGACATTGACGAGGCCTCCTGTGGCTGGGTCGGTGAAGAGCAGACTCGCGCTGAGACTGATACTCCTGACGTCGGTACCCAGCGTATCCCGGTTCACGAGGTCTATGCCAAGCCAAAGGCGACGCAGAAGTTCCTCGAGGACGCGGCTATCAACGTCGAGCAGTGGCTTGCCATGAAGGTCGGCGACAAGATGGGGCGTACTGAGGCCACGGCCTTTGTGTCCGGCACTGGGGTCAACCAGCCCCGCGGCATCCTCACCTATGCCTCCGGCTCCTCGGGCGCTCGTAAAACCATCCTCCAGGTCGCTTCTGGTGCCGCTACGGCGATCACCGGTGATGTCCTTGTCAGAATGCCGCTGAAGCTCAAGAGTGGCTACACCGCCAACGCTCGTTGGCTGATGAAGCGCTCGACGGTCGAGGCTGTCATGCTGCTTAAGGATGGCGATGGACAGTACCTGTGGCGTCCTGGCCTCCAGGCTGGTGTCCCGTCGATCTTGGCTGGCTACTCGGTTATGATGGCCGATGACATGCCTGCGGTTGGTGCTGGTACGTTGCCGATTGCCTTCGGTGACTTCCGCGCTGCCTATACGATCGTCGATCGGCTTGGCATCACTACGCTTCGCGATCCCTACTCTGCTAAACCGTTTGTCGAGTTCTACTCGCGCAAGCGTGTCGGTGGCGATGTGGTCGACTTCGAGGCGTATGCCCTCGTTGTGGTCTCGGCGTAATCCAGGACCTGAAAGGAACACTTCAATGAACCATCTGAACTTTCTCAAGGACATGAAGTTCATCTGTGTCGAGAACGCGGCGGCGGCAGCTCAGACTACGCTGACCACCGACGTCGTCGACACCCAGGGCTTTGACTCCATCGCCTTCATCGTCAAGCTTGGTGATGTGGACAACACCTCCGTTCTTCTGTTGACGGCCAAGACCAACACGGCTGACAGCACCTCGAGCCCGACACCGACTACGCTGGCAACGACGGTCGGTTACACGGCTGACGCAACCGACGCGGATAACAAGTTGCTGATCCTCGACCTTCACAAGGTTCGGGACCGTTATGTCTTTGCGACGCTGGCACGTGGCACCGCTGACGCGGTGGTCGATGGCATCTTCGCACTGCTCTACAACAGCCACGAGATGCCGCTGACCGTTGACGCTACCGTCATCGCCTCGGCGTTCGTCAACGACCCGGCCTCGGCGTAGGCCATCTGAACCACAAGGTGGGGCCACGGCCCCACCAACCCTCACTCCAAAGTGCTGTGCACTAGAGGCTGGAGCCTCGTAACAAAGGAGACTTAATTATGGCCGATGGAACCTACCAGCCTAAGGTTTATCGCAAGCAAGGCGGTGACGAGTTTGTTATCGCTGCTGGTGGTACGCTTACTCTTGAGGCGGGAGCAAGTTTTGTTTCTGCTGAACCGGCTGTTTCGTCGTACTCTGCGAAGACTGCTGGCGCCTCTGTCGACGGCTCGGTGTTTACGACCTCTACGGAGGTTGAGCTTGGTACCTACGCTAACGCGGCCAACGCCAAGCTTGACTTTGGTGCGGCGGGCTCTGTCACGGGTCTTGGCGGTGCATTCTGCGCTGAGCTTGACCTTGGTCCTGGCACTGACAGTGGTACCTACACCGTCTTTGAGGGCGAGCTGATTGCCCCAAGCGGTGCTGCCACTGGTACGCTCACCTCGTTTATGCGACTCGGTCTCTCCGGGGCAGGTGCAGCGGCTGTTGACACCGCTGGTTACCTGCTGGACATCCAGGGTCTTACCCCTAACACGGGCAAGCTCTTGCGCGTCGGCTTGTCGCAGGCTGTTACAGCGGTTGGCTCCATCCGCATAAAGGTTGGCGCCACTGACTATTACCTGCCGATCTGTGCGTCCCCGGCGTTGACCTCGTAATGTACTCGGTTGACGATCTACGCAAAGAGCGCGATGGTCTGAATGAACAGCTTCAGCAGGCCATCGCTAACGTTCAACAGCTTCGCGGGGCGGTCCAGGTCTTGACAAACCTGATTGATCGTAAGAGCGAAGAAAAAGAAGGTTAGACCTAATGGCAACCTTTCGCGCTTGCTTTGTGCCGCTGAGCACACTCGAGACCAGGGCAAACACAGGGTCGACGCTTGAGGTTGTCGACCCCTCACTTGTGACTCGTCTGACGAACCTTACCACGTCCGGTAGCTCTCAGAACGTGCAAGAGAACGCGACAGACTTTGTGGCACCGGCCAACGGCCTGATCTACGGGAGTTGCGATGGTGCCGTTGACGTGTTGACTGGCGATGACCCGACTGCCGCTGCAACGGCCGGTATCCCGTTGCTTGCCTCCGTTCAGTTTGCCTTTGCCATCAGCAGCGGTCACAAGCTCGCCGTCAAGGACGCTTAAGCATGCCGTTTGGCTTTGCATATGGCTATGGTGACACCGGTCATTCAAAGGTAAGCGGCGGAGGTGGCGAAACAGACACGACGCCGCCACTGTTTCTTAACCTGACGATCAATGCCGATGGGACAGGCACGGTCTACACGAACGAGGACTCAGATTTGGTCTGGGTCATCATGGATAGCGAACAAGTGTTCAGCGACGCGTCAGATATTCAGGCGGCTAGCGGAGTCCTGTCCGGAACTCAGGCGCTCGTCTCCGGAGACAACGCCGTGAGTCTAGATCTGTCATCCCTAACTCCGGAGGTCGACTACTATTTCTACGCTGGGGCTATCGATCTCGCGGGAAACCCATCCGAAGTCCTGAGCAGCGTCATCAGCACCATTCCGGCCTACACGGCCCATGGGGTGATCGTGACAGCCGGTGACATCCTGAGTCGTGCCGCCGCGCTTACCGGGGTGACGGATGGGCGTACCATGTTCGGCTTGATTTCCGTGGACTTCGAGGATCTGGCGTCGGTCGCATATCGGTGTTTGTGGAACGGAGCTGGCGCGAACATCTTTCGTGATACCGGTGGTGGGATCTGGATAAACATCACTGACGTGGATGGGACGATTCGCTCCATCAAATATGAGTACGTCACCGGTGCTGTCAAATGTAACATCGTGTTCTCTGTGAACGCGGACGGAACGTCACGCATGCGCGTCTGGCTCGCGGCGAGTCAGACCTGGGCCAGCGCGACACTGGCGGCATTCTCGAAAGATTTGCGACGCACGAACGGATCAATCACGGTCTTTGCGAACGGGTCAGTACAGAAGTTCAAGGGCACGGCCTACATGGTCGAGATGTGGTTTGGTCTCGCGACAGCACCAGATATCTCAGATCAGGCAATTCTAGATAAGCTTGTGAACCCAACGACCGGGCTTCCGGTAAATCCGGCTCTCGCGGAGACGGAATGGGGTGCGCCGACTGTGAAATTCGACGGAACTGCGTCTGAGTTCCCGACGAACGATGGTACGGGCGGGGCGTTTTCTCTACTTGGCGACGGTTTGGGAGACGCATAGATGGTCCAGTTGTTTGAACCACAGATCAACTTGAACGCCGTCGTGGACAAGTCAACGTGGGCACCTATCATGGTCGGCATGACGGGGTGGAGATCGTGGAGCGGAGCGAAGGTATATCTGGACTACGCAAAAATATTCCGACTGTCAGATCAGGCGTATGGCGCCTTCTCGGACGACAACGTCGACTCACTTGGATATCCATTGGCGATACCATCTGGTCAGTCTAAGGTGCTTCTCGTCGCGGAGATCAACAACTCGCTGCTCGACTATCGCACCACGTACACGCTCAAGTGGCATAGCGAACTCGATCTGGGGATCAGTGCCACCACGGGCGCTTCCGTCAGCGGCAAGACCTGGGACTCTGGGACGGGCCTCGGAACCGCGACAGTCACCATAACGGCGAACGTGCTGCTGTCGATCGAGTTCAAGAGACCAGATAACGCGGCCGGTTCACTCGGTAACTTCAACGGTCTGCATCTGTTCCCGAACGACGTCACGTCGAGCGGAATGACGGCGGAAGAGATGTGGGATCTCGGGTACACCTGGCATCCGGACGTGGTGAACATGTACGCGAGCAGTTTCGGCGGCAAGCCGCCAATCGCCGTTAGGTCCATGGACCTCAACGCGATAAACGGCAACGTCGCCGTCCGGGACGTCGACTTCATCACCAGCCGAAACAGCGCGAATTACAATCACGTCGCCCCGGAGGTGCTGGCCGAGTTTGCCAATCGCACGGGGGTAAGACATCTGTGGTGGTGCATACCGCTTCGCGCCACAGACGACTACATAGTTCAGTGGGCCACCAGGCTGAAGGCAGATTTAAACGAATCCGTGGTGATCAATCCGGAATGGTCAAACGAGATCTGGAATCCGGGTTTCGCCCAATATGAAGCAATGACCTGTGACGCCATTCGGTTCTGGTGCAACGCTGGAGTAACGCACGCCCATAAGACTACGACGACCGTGCACCTTGTATCTGGCGATTCTAGCTTCACTCTTCCTGACGTCGGCGAGGGAGCCGCGCTGGCCGGGACGAACACGCTCGTCATTGGCGACGAGGACAAGATGATGACAGTCGCCAGCGTCGTTGGCGACGTGGTGACCCTATCAGGCCCGATCCCGGCTTACGCCAACATCGACGGCGACTACACGCTATACTTTGGTCCGCTCAACTCGCGTCACGCCTATCACGCGCTGCGGCTGGAGCAGATCAGACAGTTGCTGGAGACAGTGTTCACAGACCCGTCCAGACTACGGACAGGGTTCGGGATGCAGGCGGCGGGGAGTGGTGACATCCCACTCATGTTCGCTGCTGCCGAATGGGCAGAGTACGATCCCGGCCACCCTGATCCCGCCACTCGCCACCAGTGGGTGGCTCCCGCGTCCTACTTCGGTCTTGGAACGGTGACAGAGGCGATGGTCGAGCAGTTCCAGACGGACGTCGATGGTGCCGTCAGTCTTCTTCACGCGGCGATGATGACTTCCGTCCAAAGCAACGCCGCGACATGGGAGACGATTCGCGCGCTGGTCGACGGGATAAACCCGGACCTGGCATTACAGCCATATGAAGGCGGATTGCACCTTCAGTACGGCGGCATGGACCTCAACTGGGTGTCATACGACTACTTCGACGCGCTCCCGCTCACCATAGAGTGGAGAAGTAGAGCGGATCTCGTCGCGGAGGCATTGGCTCCGTGGGCACAGTTTCAGATCGACACAGCCTCATGGATGACGGAGTTCGTCCTCCAAGGGGCATTCAGCGAGACAGGTCTTTGGTCGATCTATCAGACCACCGACGGGCTGACGGATGCCTGCGGGGAAGAGATGATACGCCTGGCTTCAACGTATCTTCCGTTGATGTTTCATTCTCCCCTTGTGGCGTGACCAGGTGACTTTGAACCTTGCCACCAAATAAACGGCGCATGACAGATAATAGGAGCACCAAATGAAGTGTCTCATCCTTAAGCCATTCTGGTTCGCCAAGGACGGTGTCTTTCTCGAGGAGGCGAAGCCGGGTCCAGACCCGGTTGAGGTCCCTGACCACTTGGTGCCAGGACTGGTAAAAGAGAGAT